GTGCTCCGTGTACCCTATCATATGTTGTTGAAGATTTAATGCCTGTGACCGTGTTCATTACAAGATGGCAATAATCCTTGTCCGGTGCTGTTGCGCACATTCCATAAACGTATTGATGATTTGCGGATGTTGTATTCATGCCAAGCAACAGGCTGTTTCCAAAGAATAACGTTTTTGACGGAACTACAGGGATAGCTACCAGAACGTTATTTTCACCAACGCCAAACACAACCCTGTCCCCGTTTGGATTTGTATAAATCTCCGCTGTTTTTGCAGGAAGTGTTTTTGCAACATCAATCCCAGAAAACACGTTCGACATCATCTGCTCAAAATTCTCATTAAAATATTCGCTTTGCCTCATTGTGTCCAGAGATTGGATTGACAAGCTTGTAATTGCAATCGTTCCGCTGTAATCACTTATTCCAGATTCTGTCCTCGTCTGAAAAATCAGCCGGAATTTTTCCGCTGACTGGTATACAATGTAATTGCTCGCATCAAAATCAAAAGTAAATTCTACGCCGCTTTCGATTTCGTCAAGATCAAGAAGATTGCCATAGTTCCACGAACCGTTTGCATAATACGGCAAAAGTACATGTACATTCGGAACTGTGAACGTTATTTTTGCCTTAACCCTGACGCAGTTGCTGTTTGATTCAAACGGATTTGACATGATCCCTTGATTTACAGCTGTAATCGTTGCAATTTCGCCAGATACCGTTGACCCGCCGAAAGCTGAACAGGTCTTGTTATACAGATTTTCGGGAGGATTGACATCTTTAATCTGATAGTATCCAACATTTAACCAGTCCAAAGCTTTATGCGTTAATTGTACAATTTCTGTATATTTTACATAATGGTCTGACGCAGTAAGATTAAACCCAATTTTGCTTCTCGTTCCTTGATTTTTCAAATACTCGACATTGATAGTAACAACGTCACCATTCTTTGTACAGAACGATGTGGGCAATTGCGAATATATCCACGAACTATAAGTATTATCAGTATTTTTTAATACAATAGCCCTACGCCCCGTATATCCTTCAACGGTACTGCCAAATTTAACATATAACTTGTCCGGAACATCTGACATGTCCATAAAACCTGTCGTCGCGCATAGTCCCGTCTGATCTGTTCCAATTGTTCCATTGTAATCAAGGTACGATGATGTTTGCAATATATACCCGTCATAGTCAATATATTCCGTCTTTTTATCGTTTGCATCAATCATATTAGCATCAACGCTAAGATTATCTAAATCTGCCTTTAACTCACTAATCTCATCTCCGGTAGCTTTAGCGTCTGCTGCAGCACCAGAAACACTTAATGATGCATCAATTACTACGGTTGGATCTTCATGTATATTTTCTTCAAGCCACTCGGAAACCTGCTCAGCTATTTCTTCTTTGCTTACAGTTCCGTTCTGGGCAATGTATTCAAGGTATTGCTCTACTCTGGAATTTGGAGCTTCTGGAACAGCACTTGTCTGTCCAGATATTTTAGATAAATATTGCTCCACGTTTGAATTAGGTGATTCTGGTAAAGGCATGCTTATTCATCTCCTATTTTGAAAAACTGGCGACAGACTGTAATAAATCCATCGCCAGTTATTGTTTAAGTCACTTTATGGTGTAACAAGCGAACCATCACTGTCTAAGTAACAGCCATTGAACTTCGTAGACGAATTTACGGTTAGTGTAGGACTCTGATGGAATATACAGTCCGAGAAAAATGCTGGATAAGTTCCATAAACTTCTATGCTCGGCGTATGCCGCCTTTTCTCTGCCGGGTTGATCGATGCTCCGGCCAACTATCGGTGCTTTTTCAGCGTGGACATACTCCACATTTTCATTTTGAATTCACCTCTGATTAATTTACAATTGGTGAGTTATAAGCAGTGATGTATCCACTGGTTCCTGTCGTTTTTACTCTATATGCACAGTTCCACATTGTGACATCATAATATGTTGCATATACATCAGACTGAACATTGTCGATAAGCAGACTATTGCTGATTCTAACTGATCTTCTATGGCCGCTACGTCCAAGCTCTTGCACACCCATTGCATTGTGATGACAATACGTATTCTTAACTTCTATCTGTGCACCGAAGGAAGGCGTTATTCCTCCACTTTCATTGTACGCATATTCTCCACCATCAATTAAGCCTGTGCATCCCTGATGATGAGAAACTCCATCATCGCCACAATAGTAAGCAGTGCAATCGTTCATTGAACTATAGCCATAATCATGATAGTTAAATCCATCAACTGCACATCCAAAAGCATGGCAATCGTTTATACTAATGTTGGAATTGTGTACTGCCAAGCCCATTCCTTTTCCGCATATTCCGAATTCGCAGCCTTGTAAAGTAGCACTGTTGCAATTGTTAATGTATATGCAATTATCATAAAATCCAATTGCTCTTACATCTTCTAGAACTAACTCATTTAGATTCTGCAGAATTACGCCACTCAAAGAATCTTCATGCGGAATATAGTATGAGCTTTCCAAAGTATTATCCCATGCATGAAATTTTATAGTTCCTGGAGTATACCAGAAGGTTCCTTCTTGAGATAATTCTGTTTCTGTTAAAACCGGTGTATATAGCCTATTTCTGATATTTCCTTTCTGATTTGTTGTGTCTACGCTGTCTCCTACGAGCATAGCATTATATATTGTGGAATAACTACCCTGTGTCGTTGGACTAATTGATTTTGATACGAATACATTATATATGTTTGTATCAGATCCAGCAGTATAAGGAGCAGAATATATACCCGTGGTTCCTGTGGCCACTGGAGACAACTTTGTTCCATATAATATTTCTATTTTGGGTCTAAACGGAACAGATAGTGAATAGCTAAGTCCTTTGTTCCAAGGCTTAATAGACAAGCTTCCATCCTTTACGTATATCATCTCGTTATACGTTCCTGGAGTTGCCATGATTGTCCTATGGCCTGTATTTAACGCCTTGGTCAATGTTTTGAAAGGAGTAGTAGAGCTTCCGTCTGCCGAATCAGATCCGTTTGTGCAATCTACATAGCAAGTTTCAGTTCCTATGGCTCTTGATTCAATGTCAAGAAGCTTGTCCATCATGTACTGAATTGATGTAGCGCCATTATTATAATACAATTCTGCACGATGTCCCAAAGATTTAGTTGTGGATAACTTTGCGTAGTATGCGCTATTTGGAGCTGTGACTGTGCTGATACTGCCTATAGTTCCAATTGTTGGATCATCTGTTATAAACGTGCCATTTTTATCATAAAAACTTATTCCGGCTACGACTTGATGATTATTTTCTGCTAGATACTTAATCGTAGCGCCTGGTATTATTGGTATCAGTCCTGTGCACTTTCTATTGCCATTAGCATCCGCATTGTATACGCCAGTGCGATTAATGTATCCGTTGTATAGCTGAAAGCCGCCTATCGAGCCCATTGAGTATGCTTTTTTGAGCAGGTCAACAATAGGAGTTCGAACAGAATCCGTTGAAACCCATGCGCCGGCGGGATGATTTTTAAAGTAAGTGTACAACCTCTGATTACGATAAACAATATCGCCAGAAGAGTAATTTACGCTATCTGAAAATTCTCCGCCTACAAGATCGCCTATTGATGTTTTTACATCTTCAACACTATTTGAAACAGTATCTATTTCTGATCCGAAGGTACTCTGCTCAGCTCGCAATTTATATATAGCAGAGTCATGCACACCGGAATGCTTAACGTATGTGCTACCTTTTAAATTTAAGTGAGTAGATACTCTATAGCATACTGCGTTCGTTGGAACAGTAACCGTATACTCTGTGGACTTTGCTCCAATGTTGCTAACAGTTCCAACTACAGCATTTAAACTGTCGAAAAACGTTACGGCTGACAAATTAGCATTATCTGTATAACCGCTTACAATTATCGACATTCCTCCCCAGCAAGGCATCGCTTGACTGGTAATAAATGATCCGGAAGATGCCGAATGATAGCCACCGTTGTTGTCGTAATACCCTCTGCTAACCCAATTTAATCCAGCTTCAGATGTGACCGTTGCTAAAGCTCCGCCGACTATTGCCGAATCAGCAGCCGCTCCGCTCACCGTCAGCGTATCGTCAACAGTTAAAACCTGCCTTCCGATGGCATCATTTAAATCATCGTTCATCTTCTCTAAGCCGTCATGAATAGCGTCTCTTACTTCTTTTCCATATACAGCCGACTCTATGGCTGCAAGTTCGGCACTAATATCGGCCATATATAAGCCTCCTATTTTGAATAGCTGGCGACAAATCGCATTTGATCCATCGCCAGTTGCTTAATCAAGTTACTTTATTTCATCTTTATCTTCCGGCATGGCGAGTAGCTTGTTGAACAGACTCGTCGCAACGTCATTCCCGCCAAGGTCATGATACGCAAGATAAACCTTCTTCATTGATTCTTTTGCATAAATAGGGCAGAACCCCTTCTCCTGGTATTTATTATAGTTACTTACAATACTTTCACGAAGAAGACTCTGTACCCCTTCCGCTATGGCTTCATTCCGAGTTCTTTCTTCCTGAAGTTTCTTAAGAACACTTCTATATCCGAAAGCTGCTACGGCTGCGATAATAGCAAACAGCCATTCAAGCCAATGTGCGGAGATATATCCGATAAATGCTTCCATATTTCCCCTTCTTTGTATAAAGGCGAATGGCATCATTATTCAAGCTTCTTGACCTTTTTGCTATAAAGCTTATGCCATGCGTCCTGTTCCTCTATGATAGAAACAATATCGAAGTCCATAGCAGATTTCTTTAGCTTTTCATTTTTAGCAAACGTGAGCTCTTCTTCAGCATCCAGAATGTATGTTTTTATAAACTCTGCAGCTGCGATCTTTTTATTTTGAATCAGATCGCTGTAACAGTTACTATACAGCTCTACTGTGCCTCTTTCCCATTCGATCCATTCGTCAAGAGCCGCAATCATAGCCTGCTTTCTTGTAGAAGGATCCATATCCTCTCTAACAGCAGTAAGCCATGTTGCAGGTATGATTTCAGGATCGGTTACCCTCTCATTTTGAATAAGTTTGTCAAAGTGGTTTATGACGTAGTTACAGAAGTGTATATATCCGTTGGTCTCTGAAAGGTAATGATACTTATGGCAAGCAGCATAGCCATGTAAGCCTAAAAATTCGTAACAGTTCATAAGCTGCTCGTGTGTCATCATGCCCTGGATCATGTGAGACGATATTTCACTAAAGATCTCATCTATGGACATTCGATATGCCTCCTAAACTAATTACGAATCTTAGTAATTTTCAAGTTTCTCGATCATGTTGTCGATAGCCATCCGAATTTCACTATTAGGAGCCTCGACTCTCATGTCTTCGAGTTTGTGAATCATTCCGTCAACTTCTGGAGCAGCATGACGAGAGATATATCTGCCAGTTGTCATGCTTCTTCCGCGTCTGTCAGAATAGCCATCATTGTAACCACGGTCATAGCTTCTGCTGTAGCCATCACTGTAACCTTTATCATAGCTTCTGTCATAGCTACGATCGTAGCCATAACCGATGTGCATCATATCCGGCATTCTTCTACTCATAGGATAACGGCGTGGATATATCCTTTCGGAGTGTCCTTCATCCATTTCGTCTTCGTAGTCTGAATTACAGCAAATTTCGTCGATGTCCTTAATAGCCTCAAGGGCCTTCTTTGCAGCTTCAGAGTCTACAGGAGTGAGTTCTCCCTTTTTATTGATCTTCTTGATTTCTTCAAGATAAAGTTCTTTCAAATTTTCAAGCGCTTTCAACGAGATCTCACCCCTTTCACTGAACCTGGTTGATGTAAATGTTAAGGTTCTGCATGTTAATAAGCGGAGCCGGAACATAGCCAGCCTCTTCACTTGCAGAAACATTGTCAATGGCAATTCTGAAACAGCATCCTCTAGGAACCTCAATGATGTCAGAGGCAGTAACATTGTCGTAATCGAGGACCGCTGCAGGTGTAGAAATCGCTCTGGAAGTAGGACGCACTTCCCCGTCAACAGTAAGTGCAACTGCGATAGGAACTACGGTGGCACCTGTCGGGAGAGCAATATTCGCTATTGCAGTCACCTGATACTTCGCAGAGCACTTACGCGGACACTTGGGAATACCCCTTAGGATCGCGCTTCCGGTCTCATCTTCGTGCCAGATTTTGCCCATTCTACAGCCATTAATTGTGTTAAAAATAGCTCCTTGATTCAGAGCGACGCCCTGCACTGGATTGTATCCATATGATGGCATGTCATCATCCCTCCTTTAAATAAGAAACTATTTTGAATTAACATCCGCAGCCGTAGTTCTGCTGAGCACAGCAATTTGGATTCTGGACCATGTATGCCGGGATTGGAGCGGGATTAATTCCATTGATGATCTGGGCCGTCTGAGCATTCTGAGAAGCAGCGAGAGTCTGCATATACAGCTGGTTCTGAAGCTGCTGATTCTGAGCTTTAAGATTCTCAATCTTCTCCTGACAAATGTCGTCACGAATAGCCTGAATGCCATTATTAATAGCGTTCATAAGCTGATTTGTGTTGCTATTTTGAGCCGTGGTAACGTCAAAGAGAGCGTTGGTTACAGCCTGACGATCGGAGCATGCCTCTGTAGCAACCGTGTACCTAAGATCGGCAAGGCCTGCACGATTCTCACAGCAACAGTTCTGAAGACTCATGGCGATGCTGTTCATAGCCTGATTAGCAGCTGTCTGGTTCTGATTAAGTGTCTGCAGGATATTCGCCTGGGAATTGCAGCGGCTTACTTCAGCGTTAGCAAGAGCGGTGTTAATTCCGGCGAGGCCATTCATGATTGCGGACTGATCAAAGCCTCTCTGGACATCACCGTTTGTAGTATTATTCAGAATATAGGGCATCATTCCGCAGCCGTTTCCAGCACCGGAACCGTTGCCAAATCCACCGTTAAACATGGCAAACAGGAAGAGAATGATAATCCAGAAAGAACCATCTCCACCCCAGCCAAAAGAGTTACCGCCGTTGCCATACATTGGACCAACCGGCATTACCATGTTTCCAGTTCCTTCGTTGACAAGAGACATAACTTTGTCCTCCTTATTTTGAAAAAGAAAATTAGTAGAGTAATATAAAAAACCTCCAGCTTATCGTGCATCACTGGAGGTTAATTAACTGTATTTAGTTGTTTTGTTATTTACGCCCAAACATTTGGAGCATACGTTGGAACGGCTGAGCCATATCGGAAAACTGATTGAACTGTTCCTGAGTCATCATTCCGGAGTTTAAAAGCTCCTGAACCTGCTGCTCTGGATCTCCCTGAAACTGAGATGCAAACAGATTAAACCGATTCATGAGATTCTGCATGTTTCCAAACGGTCCTGGCATCCAATTACCTCGATTACCGAATTTATTAAAGAAAGGATTTCCCATAAGTCTCTACCTCCCGTTTTAATACTGCTTTCTCTCTTCTTTTTGCAACACGCTTGTTCGACTTTTTTCATTTTGGCCCGCCCTCTATGATTATGTGCCCAACAGACATATCTATGCGAAAACTCGGACTCATAATCTATGTAACCTTTTAAGTAATTCATAACTTTCATGATTATTTCCCAAGAGCCTTCTCAATAAGAGCATTCACCATTGATTCAAGATCGCTTGCTTTCACATATTCTGACAAATCTATTTCTGGAGCTTTAGGAGCAGAAACTTGTGGAGCCTGATAGGACACGGCTTCTCTTTTCACAAGATCGTAGGTTTCGATTGGAAGAGGTCTGCCAGAGTTATCAGTCGATTTCATATAGAGAACTGGAGCTTCAGAATCCATAAGAAGCACAGAATGTCCAGCACCGACAGGATAAGCTTTTGCGCCTGCTTCTCCCTGCACCCAGACGAAGCCCTGATTATTAGACTGTGGTTGCTGCATCTGAGGCATTTGGCTCATGGCATTCGGCTGATTATACTGCTGAGCCTGACGCCACTGATCTGCTGTTCCTGTATATGATTGACCTACCGTATACGGAGCAGGAACCGCCGTGTTATACATTTGTCCAGAATAACCATTTTGAAAGTTCCCATAGTTATACGCCATCGCTTATTCTCCTTTCATTTTTCTTTCACCCAGTAGTACGTTGGCACTTCATTCCCTGAATCCCATATATCGAAGTAATTGCCGTCGCGTACTGCAACGACATGACCGCCATCCGAACCGTATCCAACTATCACGAGCAAATACGTGCCAACAGGATTATCACGACAGAAGTCTTTCACGGTATAACAATTAGGGCAGGTATCCGAAATCATGAAGCGCTTGAAGCCTCTCCTTCTCAGATAACCTGCCCATATATAGTTATACTCCGGCATGTCGTGTTCTTTTATACACTCTACCGCTATATGTGTAAATGTCGTATCCCAATCCTGATCTAAAACAAACGAAACTCCACGAATCACACAGTCCGTAGTTCGTTTCTTATCTGGATTTACGTTTAAATAGACATACATTTTGAAATCTTAAATCAAAGTTTAAGAAGAAGACCGTCGATAACCGATCTCTGCTTAGTAAGAGCTGCTCTAAGACTGTCCCACGTCTTAAATCCTACAATTCCATCGACAGAAAGCCCATGAGCGTTCTGGAACGTACGAACCGCATTGTACGTTTTAGATCCGAACTGTCCATCAGCGGAAAGATTGTATCCAAGTGCATCGAGGGTTGACTGAAGTAGTCTTACCTCGTCTCCTGTACTGCCCATCTGTAACATAGCGTGCTCCTTTCTATTTGTTGCCGCTGGAACTTCAGGTACTGTTGTGGTTGGCTTTTCGGGTTCAGAAGGTGTAACAGGAGCGGCAGGTTCTGCGCTCGTACTATACTTGGGCCTAGCATACCCTCTGATCCGGCCGTCACCAACGTATAGTGTTCTTCTTGCAACAGAGTCTTTATAGTTTCCTTCAATAGTGGTAATCTTATTGCCGTTAACAGCCTCAGCGATGCCAATGTGATCAGAGTATCCATCATTAGGCTGTGTTGTATCGTCCCAATTGAATACGATGATGTCGCCAGGCTTTGGCTTAATCGTACCGTCTTCAATCCAGATACCGGCGTCTTTAAACTTCTTTACATGCTCTTCAACACCGCACTCAGTTCCGCCGATCAGGTCGACTGCGTTAAGAGCGATGAAAAGAGCAGAAAGGAAAGTATCACACCACTGATCTGTATATTTCACTTTATAGCCACGAGCAAGTGGCTTATAGTTATTGTAGATATCAATGATCGATTTATGCGATCCATCTGATTCTTTTTTACCAAGCCATGACCTTGCTTTATCGAGAATATCTTTTGCTGTTACTGCCATTTTGAAATCCTCCTCTGTATCGTCAGAAAAGTCGGTATAGAATATGTCCATGTCAACAGGCGTACTAATGCCTGGAACTTTCCCTTTCCACGAGTACTGCCACCCGACACCGTATGAAGGACGAAGACGCTCCTGAAGTGTTCCATTGTCCTTATCTTCATATGGAACAGACGCAAGCCAGATCTCATACTTTTCTTTCGCGTCTTCTGGAAGGTATGTCTTGACCCAGTGATCAGTAGTATAAATAAGGAAGCGATAGCCTGCTGCTTCTACGACTTTCCTGAATTCTTCTATGACTTCGCTGATTGTTTCACGAGACAGCTTTTGCTGCTCTTCCCACTCAAGATCAAGAGCTATAGGGAACTCAAGAGGCCTTCCGTTTAAAACTTTGACTACGTCTTCTGCTTCGATTCGACTCTCTTTTCCGGTCTTTGCATATGAAAACTTGTATCCACCTATTTTAATGCCAGCAGATTTGCAGCCTTCGTAGTTATGCTCAAAAGACTTATCAACGCCATATAGCTCAGTAACGCGAAGAATTGCAAAGTCGACTCCAGAAACTTTTGACCAGTATGGCTTTCCGTTATATGACGAAACGTCAATACCGTAATATTCTTTCATTTTGAATTATCCTCACATATGCACGTCACCGTTATCTGGTGGAATCGGAACATTAAGCCATGCCATGTTAAACAGCCGTTTCGTAACCGGATCGCCATTGTTTAAGACATCAATCACAGCGCTATTTGCAGACGACTGCTTAATCCATGCATATATTGAATTCCCCTCTCTTGTGTTGCTGAGTCCGATAAGGTATGAATTACAGTTTTCGCTTGTATGAGTTACCGTAAAAGTCGTGTTGCCACTTGCAATCTCTCTTATCTCATCAGGAACGACATCGACGGTAACATGAGCTGTTTCATACTGAATTCTATCGTATTCAGCTAATACTCTCGTGGAAAAGACGAAGACAGAAACAGTTTCTGTATGAATGAGATTATTGTCGTTATGGGTCGTTCTCCTGAATGTGATGGACTTAGTTCCAAGATTCGCTTCTCTGCATTCGAAAATTAAATAATTCGGATTAGAGCCAAGGTCTGTAATCTCTTCGAGAATCAGTGCCATTGGAGGATTCGTTTCTGTCCAGTTACTTAGGATCTCGTCTCTCGTAGTCGTAATAGTAACGACGGTAGACTCATAGTCCGAGTGATCATAAGTGATCGTTCCATGAATGATAAAGGCACCTTCTCCTCTGTCACCCTGCGCACGAATCTCGGTGTCAACGAAATCACCTGCTTCAGCGTCGTAAACTCTCCATGTACCGTCAACAATCTTAGGATAATGTGTCACATTCGCTTCCGATTTTGAAACAGCCACATTAAGTGCTGCAATAGCCTGAGTTACTGATGTGATTTCTTCTTCAGACGGAGGATTTGTTACATCTTCGGCCCGTCTTCTTACAGGAATCTTTATTTTATATACCGTTCTTCCGTCTGTAGCTTCTTCGTGAAGAAACAGCCAAGCGAAAACTGTAAGACCTGTAGTAAGAAACTCGTCCGGAATCGTTACTCCGTTACTGTTTCCAATCTGAGATTTACCTGTAGCTCCATTCATGTCGTCATTACTAAAAACAACCTCATAAGCTTCAGGAAGAGTAATCCCATCGAAAAGCAGTATCTGTCCGTAGTCGTACTGTGTGAGAGGCCTTGTAACAGTAACTCCATTCTGACCTGCTTTTATATATGCAGTAATAGTTTTCGTTATGCTCATTTATTCACCTCCATCATCTCGGTCTCCTTGTTTCCCAGGTTCTATAGAACACGTCTCTGTCAAGCATAAGTCCAGATCGCTGAAAATTCGGAATCGTATTAACACCAGAATACTGCCAGCCAATGCCGTAACTAGGACGAAGCGATTCTTTCATAGATCCATCGTCGTAATTTTCATCTGGAAATGAAGCAATCCACAGTGGATACTTCGTTTTCACATACTCTGGCAGAATATAGGTATACCAGTTTCTATTTGTATATATTCCGAATTCGTACCCGGCACCTTCAATCACTTCTCTGAAGGCTTCAATCATTTGAGCTAATATGTCCTTGCTTAACCTCTCCTGAGCAGGATTCTCTGGATCCATCCAAACTGGGTGATTAAGTTCGCAGTTATATTGTCTTAGTATCGCAACGGCTGCTTCTGCTTCATGCCTAATGTCAGCGGCATTAAGTCCATTCGTGAACACGTATGCCCCAACTCTATAATTCGCATTCTTAGCCCCAGTGTAGTTTTCTACGAATTTAAGATCTATCTGGTCATATAAATAGTGATAGTAAGGTGATCCAGATGTTTCGTTCCATCTAGTAACTCGAACTATTACATCCTGAATGTATCCAACGCCAGCACTCCAGTTTGAGATCTCGTTATGCTCCGAAACATCAATACCCTGGAATTCGCCGGTTCGGATCTGTTCCTCTGATTTTGAAGAGCTACTTGAAACATACTGCCCAGACGGAAGCCTATTGTGCGCAAGTTTAGCAGTCAACGTATCAGGATTCACTCCAAGCGTGTAAGACGACCTTGCTGGATTACAAAGATCTATTTCACTTGCCGTACAGAGATAATAGGAATCGACCTTATGCGGTTCAGATATGATGCGGACATACTCTCCAACTTTAAATGAGCTATCTTCGACATTAAGAAGCGATAAATCGAATGCTGAAATGTCAATGGTTGTGTTCTCTTTTATGTTATCGGAAAGAGTCTTTCTTGCTGCAGCTTCCAAGTCCGCCGCATTTTCTATGTCCGAAAAGTCCTCTTTCCTTACTATTCGTCCAAATAAAGAAATAGCATCTGCATCTTCTACGTAATCTGCCCCGTCAAGGTCAAGCATTAAATCATCTTTACCGACAGGAATAAGAACTGTATAGATTTCAGATGCGTCTATGCTTTCTGTAAAGTCAATAAGATTTTGACCGAAGACTATATCTTGCTTTCCATAGCCCTCATGTCCTTCTGCTACGTAGTAGATATCGGATTCATCTATATACATGGATCCGCCTATCTCTATATTTTGAAGTAAATTTGTTTGTATGTAATCTAAAGTATTCTCATAAGAAGGATTAGGAAACTCAACGGAAGACGCAACGTATCTACCAGATCCCGATACGTCTGCTTCAAGAGCATCCCAAGTATTAGAGCCAACAACGCCGTCTGCTGTAAGACCCTTATTTGCCTGGTATGCTTTAACAGCAGATTCTGTAGCTGGTCCGAATATTCCATCGACTCCTACTGTGTAATCAAGTTTATTCAGATACTGCTGAAGAAGTGTAACCTCATCACCGGTATCCCAGATCTGAAGAGTGCTATGTGTGCTTGAAGCGTTTACTTCTGATGAGCTGCTGTCGAACCCAATGACATGCGCATTCAGTTGCTTCGCTTCTTCAACCTGAGAATTGTGAACTCTAATAAGTTCCAGAAACATCTCAGGAGGCTTCCTTATGATCTTCTCGTCAGACTCAAGATTTGGAACAGGCCTTACGATTGAATCACAAAGAACACTCATCCATCCTTCACAGTTATAAGTAATTCGTCCTATGAAGTCTCTCGAAGTGTCTAAGATTCGTCCCTTCCATATGAGATTGTCGTGGCGAACGAAGTCTTTATAAACACGGATGATAGTCTTAAGCTTCTTAAGCTTTCCAGACCTGAGTGCGTAGTTAGTTGGTGGAAGTGTTAAAGATAATGTTCCAGACTTACTTATTTCAAGAGAAAGGCCTGCTGTGATTGCAAGAAACTGTTTGTCATCTGATCCAGAAGCATGTATAACTGTTCCTTCATATGTAACTATGCCTGTTCCGCTATCGATAACAGTATCATCAGCCGTTATAACATACATTAGAGTCTTCCTCCTCTATAGTCCACAGATACTGTATATGTCGATCCAGGAGCAGCAATAACAATGAACGTTGCTTCTTCGTTTCTAAACTTTATGTCATAGAAACTGTACTCGTGAGTCTGATTATCGCCTGGATCTGGCAGGACATAGTGTTCTGATATTTTGACATCGCCTTTATACTTCGCTACCTGAAGAAAGCCGCTTCCGCTTGTACGTCTTGCTATAACCCTTGGAACAATCGGCATACCTTTCGCTGAGATTGGAATATTGATGCCGTTAGTCTCCCCACCAGAAATTGTAATGTTCTTAAGTGGACCAGTCGTCACCGTTCCGGATGATCTGCTAACGTATCTGGTTCTTATAACGCCATCTATAAACGAGAACGGATCCCACAGCCAATCTTCAAGACTGCTGAAGAGCTCATACTTAAAAGGTTCGACATTGTAATCAAGAGTTATTTTGGACCAGTTCTTTTCAGATCTCCACTGATTGACAGTCATCCTTCCTGTGTAATAGTAGTCTGGTTCATCCTCTAAGATAATCTTCATCTTCTGTCCGTGAAGATAGTCCATAGCGTCCGAGTACCTGTTGTACCATTCACCATAATCGTTCATGACATAGAACTCAACGGAACCACTTCTATTTTGAAAGGTTGGATAACCGTCCTGATAAGTAGACGACTCTATCTCACCGGTGGCAGAATAAAGAGGTGTCGCCCAAAGTATAGTAGAAGCATCAATAGACCCGTTAGCACCAGGAATATCGATATACTCTGACTTAAACTGAGGAACTGTGATAAGAGGTCTTGAGGAAGGAATAAGATGCCAATCGTCCCAGGTATTGATCCCATTCATAGCTTTCATAATGGTATCAACGGTCTGGTCTTTCCAGACATGATAGCCGTTTTTCGAAATTATTTCTTTCACTATCGGCTGATCGTCAGGAATGATCTGTAGTGAATGATACATGAGCTTATTCCTTCCTTTCATTAGACTTCTTTTGAATTAATTCGAATCTTAATAGATTCATATAAAAAGAAGAGGCAGACATTATGCCCACCTCTCCTTCATTCTTTGCATGCCGCCAAGTTGCTTGTCCATACCTCCGCTGATTGATCCAACCAGTGTGCCGGAGTCAAGAACCATCTGCATGTTGCCTATTGTTTCACCAAGGTATCTGATGTCCTCTCTGATTCCTTGAATCGCTGACTGTGTGCCCATCTGTGCTGCCGTCTGAGCATTGTAAGCTGTAGTTCCAGGGAACATGTTTCTTGCATATGCAAGTGAATTAGCACCGAACGAGTAGCCACGTCCGAGCATTCCGTTTATTCCATTGACTCCATTTTGAATCATAGAAAGATCCATAACAGGAGTAATGGTCGGCTGAGTGTCAACAGCTTCGTTTATAGCCATGTTAACAAGGCTGTAAAGTCCTACTAAGCTGTTGAAGAGCTGCTGTTTGGTATTGTCGGCTTCTGTGGTTACTGAATCGGACATGGTGCGAACAATGGATGCTGCGGACAAAGTGGCTGCTCTGTCAACAGGCGTTACATTGTCA